AAAGATTGACCGTGGTACATCAACCATAGATATATTTCCATTAGTAAGAGAAGTTAACAGAGAACGTTTAAGTCATCTCAGCATACAAATAAAAAATAACTTACGTAAAGAAGCTGGCTTACCAAAGAAAACAAGTAAAACACAAAACCTAACTGTCGGAGATGAGTATGTAGAACTCTTAGATAACCCCGACAAAATGACAATACAAGTTAGCAGGATAAGCGACCCGTATGTAAACTGTAATATAAATGGAGGCGACAGTGGGGGTTATTACTTTTTATTAACCAACCCGCATTACATGTATAACTTCAAAGGTGAACCAATATGGGAAATAGAAAAAGCTGACCCTGAGTTCTATCGTTGGATATTTGAAAAATTTGAAGACAAAATAAGTAAAGAGAAAAATCTAAAACCAGTTGTACTTCGTGATTTCTTTACTGACACATATTACAACGGTTTGTTTGATACTAAACTACAACAGTTCAACGATGCGTTTCCACTCACGCCTACAAACAAAACTAGTTTAGAAGGTTTTATGAAAAGTCATAATAGACCTTTCCCCGACTTTGTACCTGATGCCCGTGTTGTTTTCGACCCCTCCAACGATACGGGCATCAACCTTAAAGAAGTACCTTATTACGTAAACATGTACCGTCAAAGCGAATATATGCTCGCAGCACAAACCCCAGAAGAAGCACTAGAGTATGGTACTGCAATAAATTTACATCAACTAACTCCAAATATTTATAAACTAATATCACACATACTTGGCGGCGGTGCAGCTGAGCTTGAACACTTTGTCAATTGGTTAGCTTATATATACCAAAACAAAAACAAAGCAATGACTGCATGGATTCTTACAGGAGTCCCAGGTACTGGTAAAGGTTTGTTTATCCATAAAGTATTAAAACCACTCTTTGGTGAAGCACAAGTTCCTATGCGTTCATTAGAAAATATAGAAGAACAATTTAACTTATACATGCGTACAGCTTTATTCCTTGCAGTAGATGAGTTCCGCATGGGTGACTCAGGCAATATAGGTAAAATGGCTGACAAACTTAAACATCAAATTACAGAACCAAATCTTACTATTCGTGCAATGCGTACAAACCAGATCGAGCTGCCCAGTTTTTGTAACTTTATATTCCTAACTAACCGAGCCGATGCAGTTAAAATCGAAGAAGGCGATAGACGTTACAACGTAGGTCCCAGACAAGAACGTAAGTTAGAAGAGGTTTATCCTGAACTATTGTCAAACATTACAGAGCTGCAAACTGAACTATATGTATTTGCAGGTGCTTTAAAATCATTTCAAGTTAATGAGCGCATGGCTCATACAGTGCTTGAGAACACTGCTAAAGATGAGATGCGTCAAGTAAGTATGTCTGTACTAGAAGAATTTGCGACTGCAATAAAAACAGGAGATTTACCTTTCTTTACTGACATATTAGATATACCACTTACAAACGCCTTCGACGCTGGTGGTATAAGTACAGCACAAAGATATGTAAAAAATTGGATAGCTACTGCTAATGAAGAACTAGTTATACCTATGGCTCATCTAAAATTAGTGTATGACATACTTACAGACAGCAAAAATAAAATGTCTGTGCGAGACTTTACAAAAGCTATGTCAAGGCTTAATATAAAACCAAGTCGGAAGAGAATCGGTACCGACAGAACAGCTTCAGCCCCCAGGGGAGTTGTAATAACATGGATAATAACGGAAGATATTAAAGATAACTTAATTAAGGATTACTTCGATTCGAATGACCAATCCCTCCTCAACACCGCCTAAATTAACGTCGGATAAAAGACCTGACATAATTGAAGCGTTTACAAAGCCTGATGAGCTGGGCCTTGTACCTGCATGGTCATACTCAGGTCTTAAAGTCTTTGAAACCTGTCCTTATAGAACTTATATATCTAAAGTCAAAAAAGTTTATGAAGAAGCAGGTCCCGCAGCAGAACGTGGTTCACGTATTCACCAGCTTGCGGAAGATTATGTGCAAACCAAAATAGGTGATCTTCCTGATGAATTAAAAAAATTTACTTCACAATTCCAAGAGCTCCGGGATTTATTTGTAGAAGGTAAAGTAGAAGTAGAAGGCGAGTGGGGCTTTACTTTAGATTGGAATGCTACAGGTTGGATGGCACCTGATACTTGGGCACGTGTAAAGTTAGATGCAATCGTACATGAAACAGAAACATCAGCTCGTGTAATAGACCATAAAACAGGTAAAAAGTTCGGTAATGAAATAGCACATGGACAACAAGCATTGACCTACGCTATTGGTACATTTTTCCGCTACCCATTACTAGAACATGTACAGACAGAGTTGTGGTATTTAGACCAAGGAGAAACTACAACACAAGCTTACACCCGAGATGAAGCTATGGTATTTGCACCTGGACTTCACCAGCGTGCACTTAAGATGACAACTGCTACAGATTTCCCACCCAACCCCGGCAAAGATAATTGTCGTTGGTGCCCATTCAAAGAAGGAGAATATCCTATCTGTGAGTGGGGCATTAAATAAACCTACAAGTACTTCTTTAGGCCCACTACGAAATGTGAATGCTCGCTGAGGCTCGCATCACAAACTCCGCTAGCCTATCGTAGTAGTCATAGGTTTATACCCTACGATGTTTTTTTATATGTATATATAGGAGTAAATATATGTCGCTAATAAAAGCAAAAAGTTTAGCACGCAAATCACTTAGTGTTTTGTGTCTATTTGGTGCTGGAGCTGCTGGTATTACTATTACAGCCCTAGCGTTTCTTTACACAATACAAGCTGTCGGCGTTACGCTAATGCTTGTATTATTTTTAATAATCTTATGGAGGTTACGCAATGAATAGTTTTATTGCTACTGCTACCACTTTATTGTGGATTCTTATCGAAGCCATTCAATTTGGCTATATGGCTTACTTAATCTGGAAGGAGAGAAACAATGATTACAATAGGTATAATCAGCGCGTTCGGGCTGCTGTTGCTAGCGTTTAAAATCGCTGGCAGAAAAGTTATCGGTCTCGATATATTCTTCGACATCGGTATTACTGCTGCCTTAATGGTCATGTTTGCTGGCACTTTCTCAGGTATGGCTGCTGCTATGATCGGTGGTCTTTCTGTATCTATTGCACTTCTTATCATGCGTAAAACCATGACTCACGAAGTGCTTAAGATTGAGAAAGGTAAACCTACGTGGCATAAAGTTAAACCTTAAAAGCCACAAACATGTTATAATAACCTTGTATATCGAGGAACGATACTACTATGAACGATGAACTAAAAGCTTACGATCACCAAGTCACTACGACTAATTTTATAATTAACAATCCACGGTGTTTAATTACATCTGACCCAGGCACTGGTAAGACTAGATCTGTGCTAGATGCTTTTGTACAACGTGGTGGTAAAATGTTAGTTCTTGCCCCGCTATCTATACTAGAAGCTGCATGGGCAGATGACATTAAAAAATTCCAACCTAATATAAAATACGGTATCGCATATGCTAGAAATCGTAGCAAAGTATTTGAAGACCTTGATAACGAGGTTGTTATATCAAACTTTGAATCAGTAAACTTTCTTGTAAAAAATCAACACTTATTAGAAACGTTTGATTCTATATGTATAGATGAGTTTACTGCATTCAAAAACAGAACTTCTCAACGTTCTAAAAATCTAGCTAAAATTATTCACAATTTTGATTATCGTATTGGTATGTCTGGTACACCAAACAGCAATACAATACTAGATATATGGCACCCTACATACATAGTAGATGACGGACAACGTCTAGGAAAACGTTTCTATTCTTTCCGTCAACAAGTTTGTACTTCTAAATTTAATGGTTTTGCTAACGAGTGGATAGATAAACCTGACGCAGAAGAAGCTGTTGCAAATGTACTAAAAGACATTGTTATACGTTATGCACTAAACGACTGTATAGATTTACCTGAAACATCTATACGTACTATGTATACAAACCTATCCAACAAAACTAGAAAAGCATACAACACTCTGTCTGAAGAATCGGTGTTGTATACCAAACAAGGCACAATCAATGCAGTAAACGCAGGTGCAAGAGTTAAAAAATTATTACAACTTATTACAGGTGCAATCTACGATCAAGAAGGTAACGTACAGTTCGTGCATGAAGAACGTTACGAAATGATTATGGACCTTGTTGAACAACGTAAACACTCATTAGTTGCGTTCAATTGGAAACACGAACGAGATAATCTAATTGAATTAGCAGAAAAACGTAAACTTACATACGCTGTTATAGACGGGGATGTAAATGTAAAAGAACGTAAAGACATTGTAGATAGATATCAAAGCGGACACATACAAGTGTTATTTGCACATCCACAATCAGCAGGTCATGGACTAACACTTACAAAAGGTACGTGTACGATATGGTCCTCTCCTACGTACAATGCTGAACACTTTCAACAATTTAACAGACGTATACACAGAGCTGGACAAACTCAAAAAACAGAAACTATTTTGATCGCTGCACGCGATACCTGGGAAGAAGCGGTGTATGAAAAATTAAATACTAAAATGGGTAGAATGGAAAATTTATTACAGGTACTATGTGATTTATCATGAAAAAATTTACTCTAGATATAAACACCCAATTCGCTGTAGACGCTCTAACAGAATTACCAAAGAGTGCTTTAGCTACCGCGTTAGTATTTGCAATAGCTGAAAACTTATCTACAGATAACCCACCCTCCGATGAAGAAGAAATGAACTTTGTTTTATCTCAAGCTTCATTGCAAGCAGTGCAGTTAGCTGAAGGTATAGACATCATTTTTAATTCAGAAAAAAATATAACGGTGCATTAAATGGAGAAAATAAATATGGCAGAAGCTCATAAAATTATAGAGTCAGAAGAAAACTTCGATGACTTAATGAACAAGCTAGCAGATTTCCGCGAAGTTATAGCTTCAACCGAACAAGGGTTGAAAGAGCTAAAACAACGTAAGGCTGATCTTGAAGCTAAACTAATTGCTAAAATGGAAGATCAAGGAATTGATCGGACTGGCAATGATCGGTGTTCAGTTTCTATTAAAACAGAAATTGTTCCTACAGTAGAAGACTGGGATGAAGTGTACAAACACATACTCTCAACAGAGCAGTTTGAGTTACTACACAAACGCATGTCAGCCTCTGCTTACCGAGAACTTCTCTCCTTGGATATGGAACTTCCAGGAGTGAAACCCACGGACGTGGTTCGTATTAATTACAGATCACGATAACATTAACTATGAAATAAGGAAGAAGAACTATGGTTGAATCAACAGCAATAGAACTCGTCTCTAAAGACGTTCCAGCTCACGTATCAAAAGGTACGGGTTTAGGTAACGAAGAAGTGGGTAAAGACCACCTTCAAACACCTAGAGTCAAATTAATCCAAACAATGTCAAACGAAGTGGACCCTAATCACAGCGAATACATTGAAGGTTTAGTACCTGGTGATTTCATAAATAGCGTTACTAAAGAAAACTATGGTACCGAGATGTATGTCTTGAATATCAAGTTTACTGAAGATTTCGTTGTTTGGAAAAAACGTGAAATTGGAGGTGGCTTAGTAGGTAATTTTAAAAGCCTAGCAGAAGCCACTGACTACCTTACAGGTCAAGACTTAGACGTTGACCAGCATGACATAATACAGACTCAGTCTCATTTATTAATGCAGAAAGACGCTAAGACTGGAACCTTAGGTATACCTTTTATTATGGACTTTGCATCCTCTAAGTTACGTGTTTCACGTTCTTGGAATTCGCAAATCCAAACTAAAGGTGGAGATCGTTTCGCTTCTCTATGGAAATTAAAATCAGTACAAACTGCTAACAAAGTTGGACAAAAGTTTATGAACTTAAGTGTCGACTTTGAAGGGTGGTCTACTGAAGAAGATTACCTGGAGGCTAAAAAGCTATTCGAAGCTTTATAAGCTAACGCTTATGAATGAACATTCGTTCATTAAATCTATACACACAAGCATATCTCGCGATGTGTTTGTGTGGAAGATTTTAGACAAGTACCAAGGAGGTGTCCCAGATACATTTTATTCGGGCCCTTCTGGGTATTTGTTTATTGAATACAAATATGAATCAAGATTACCTAAAAAACCCACAACTAAAATAAAGATTGCACTTACTGAACTGCAGCGTACCTGGTTAAGTAGAGCACAATCCCACAACCATCTTGCATACATAGTCCTAGGGTCCCCTGCGGGTGTGTATATCACAGATGAAATTACCGAAAAAGAAATTACAAAAGCAAGACTAGTAGAAGAATCCGTTACAAAAAAAGAATTTATTAGTAGAATAGAAATGGTGTGCTTAAAAAAAAGCCCAATATTATAGGAGTTAATATGAAAAATGACGTAGTCAACAACCCAAAACATTACAACCAAGGACTTATAGAATGCATTGATGCTATACAAGCAATGCTTAGTCCGGAAGAGTTTGTAGGTTATTTACGTGGCAACAGCCTAAAATACCGTTGGAGATTCAGATATAAAAATGGACTAGAAGACTTAGAAAAAGCTGAATGGTATGAAAAACGTTTAAAAAAAGCTGTACAAAAACTAGACAGTTAGGATAAAAAATGCAATATTATCAATGCTATAGGCTTTAAAAACTAAATTTTGGAGGTTTTATGAGTACTTTAGCTACATTAAAAGGCGAATGCGACAGCTTATCAGATAACCCTTGTATTGGTTGGTGCACCACTAGACAGTTCGGAGATGACCGTTGTAAAGGTTGTGGAAGACTAGAAAGTGAGATACAACAATGGGGTGAATACACTATCTTAGAAAAGAAATTAATTAATATTAGAAATGCTGGAGAAGGCTACACAATTAAACAGTGTGTGCCTACAGGCTGGCGACCTAATATTAAGTCAAACTCGTATAAAGCAAAAATATAAATAAACCATTACTTACCAGTAATGGAATATACACATCAAAAAAAGGACCCATCACGGGAGATGATGGGCCCTTTCGCTTCTCATGGAGGGAGAATCTTTTACGATACGTAAACCCACATCTCTAAAGTACCTGAATCAACATCAGTACCTGGAGCAACTGTGCAGAGAATATCAACTGTATCATCTGAACTGTAAGTATATGGAGCATTGTTCGCATCTTCGTGATCTGAAGTACCAGCTTGTCCAACTGTAGAACCGTCGATATATCTATCAACGTCATCACCATCACCAATGTCAAATACTAAAGCAGGAGATCCGTTTGTATCTAGATCACTTGATTTAACTTTAACATTGTGGACTGTTTCACCAGCAAAAACGTCAACCATTTGATAAACGTCAGAAGCATTAGGTGCAGCAGACACAGTTAATTTTGCGTATCTTACGCCTAAGTTGCCATCTGGAAAAGGTTTGAAAACCTGATTTCCATCGACTTGAGGGGAAGTAAATGTAGCCATTTTTATTCCTTATAATATAATTAAACAAATGTACTTATGTACATCTATTCAACATAATACTTTTATAGTGTATGTCAACTATTAAGGAGAATATAATTTGTCCACTTACGTTTATGTAAAGCGCAGTAAAATCCGTTATAACTATAAAAATCCTAGAAATGTAGAGTTTAAACGGGTGCGCTTAGCTGCTGCTTTTAATATGTGCCACAGAAAAGACGTAGGATGGGAACGCGCTAAGAAAGGTGAATACGAAGAATGGCTAAAAGCCATGGATAAAAAACGTTAAATTACTCCTCGTATCGACAACTCATTAACAGCCATTAGTATTGGAACCATTCCAACCGTTGCAATCAAAATAAGAAAAAATTTAAGGGTGTCGAGCATGGCTCGCATTATACAGCATCACTTATTCTTATTAAATAGTATAAGTAAAATTAATGTAAATATTTACGCTTTACCCGCTCTTTTATTTCTTCTGAACGATCTATTAGACGATGACGATTGAACCACAGTGTTGCCAGAAGAATTATCAAGAGGATTACCGTTTCTATGATGTACATCTTTCCCATCGCCTTTTCTTACTGTGCCTGCTCGAATAGCATTTCTACGGGCTTTATTTCTACCTGCTCTCCTTTTCTTTTGGTCAGCAGTGCCTTGATAATTTGCGTATTCTTGTTTGTAGTTTCTTTTGTAGTTCTTACTACTCGGCATTTTTATACTCTTGCCAACGCATAAAAGTTCTAGTTTTATGGTCCCAAAACCAACCTATATAACACTTATCCATTTAAAGGATTGTCTCCACTAGCCTTTATTTCTTTTTCTAAGTCTTCTAACTCACCCCAAATACGCTCTACATCATTAGTTAACGCAGCTATGCTAGCTTTTTGTTCACTTGTATCGGGTATTTCGATTTTATTTACAGACTTTTGAAGAAAATCAACTGATGTTTCAATAGCTATAAACCGTTCTTCTATAACTTTCTGTGCTTTTTTGGTATCACTTATCCCACCTATTCTAGCTTCTAAGTTTTCTAACCTATTTACATAGGTAGCACCTGTATAACCAAACCCGGCTAGGGTAGTTACTATGCCTACTAGAGCTATTAGCTGTGTAGTTTTATTTTGGAACCAATCCATCTAATTACTTTTCTTCTTTTTTATCTTCCAATTCGTCAGTCTGTTTGTCTACGTTTTCTACAACAACGTCTACTACATTAGATGTAGCATCCGCTACTGTTGAAACAACACCACTCACGTCTTGTAATGCAGATGCAGTTATATCACCAGCAGTAGATACAGTAATGTCAACAGCGCTTGTACCTAATTTTTTACCACCGTCTATAACAGCTCCAACACTAGCACAAGATGCAAGAAACATTCCAACAAATAACAAATATAAATTTTTCATAAATTTTCCTATAGATTAGGTTGTAAGTTTACCATCTCAGACAAAGTATTCAAACTAGTTCCTGCTAGTTGATAAAATGCTTGAGTGTTATCATTTATAGCTACATCTGTATAAATGTCACGTGGCTCATACCAAGAAGGTTGGTCTTGTAGTTGTACATTTCTGTACTCATTAAATCCTGGTACGTAACCTAGATACGCAACTAAAGTAGATTGATCCCCATATTCACCTGTCTCCTGTAACTCTTCTTCGGCTTGTTCTTGTTGTGCTTGGATATTTGCAGCAACAATCTGTTCAGCTACTTGATCTGCTTCACTTGCTGTCATAACTCCAGATACGGCCGTATCTATTTCTCCTTGCATATCTTGTACTTGTACTTCTGCCATAACCATTTGTGGTGAATCATCGACCGTGGGCATTGGACTTATGGAAACGGTTATATCACCGCCGCCACCTGAACTCATAGATAAAACTTGTTGGGTTTGTACGTTTGCTGATGCTATTTGGTCTGACATACTTGGGGAACTACTAGTACTAACCCCACCAGATACTGTTCCTCCAGCACCAGAATTAGATGAATTACTTGAATAACCACTCCCACTAGACCCTGAAAAAACGTTCGTGGAGCGCGCTCCTGTGTTAATACTTACACTGTTACTGGCGGTTGTTAGTGTGTTAGCAACAACGTCTAATGCAGATATTCTTACTGAACTTTTTTCTTCCGAGGTTTCTTCGGCGATTTCTTCACGGGCTTCTTCTTCCCTTTCGGTTTGATGTTCTTCGGGTCCTTCAGCAACCACTCGCTCTTCGGGTCTATCCAAATTCTCAAGCTCGTTCGAATTTTCTTCAAACCATTCTTCAATTTCTGCCACTGTTTCAATAACTTCTTCTTCATCTATAAGTCCCTCTTCTAATTCTTCTCGTATAATATCAAATTCAAATATTTCTATTAACTGGTCTGTAGGTAAAAATATTAACGGCTCATCAATCCGTTCAATGCTTACAATATACTCTTCTTCTATATTTGGCAAAACTTCATACGACTCTTCAATAAATATTTCTTCAAAGTATATTTCTTCATATGATTCTTCAATGAATATATCCTCAAAGTATATCTCTTCTTCGTAGAAAAAATCTTCATATACCTCTTCTTCATACCATTCATCTTCAAATATAAACTCTTCGTAGTACTCTTCCTCCTCATACCCGTAATCAACGTTACCTTCATCAAAGTAAGCTATAGATTGTTCTTGACTGTAACCTGGGCAAAACGGTGCATACTGAGGGTCTTCATCACACTGTTGGTCATCATAAGCTTCCCAATATGAAGGGCACGCCATATCGTATAAAGCATCTAAATCACACTGTTGAGTTAAATAAGCTGCTGCATAACCTGGGCAACTAGCATCGTTTAAAGGATCACTACAATCAATATAGCCTTCGCTATACAAAGAACCACCATTTTCTAGGTTTTGATTTTTATCTGAGTCATTCCAATCATAGTTATAGCAAGTAGCGGTATTGGTTGATCCAGTATTACATTCATCGTGAAAATAATAAGTATAAAGCTGAGAAGAACTGCCTTGTTCTCCTATTAATACATCATGTTGAATAATGTCTAAATTACCGTATCTAAACTCATAGGTATTATTAGTCCACAATATAACTTCAAAGCTATTGTCCGAATCTCTGTAGTATTCTTTCATGTCATACCATCCAAAGACTGTTTTGTCTGAAAAGTTCTTGGCAAGCATTTGAGAGTTATTATCTTGTATCATGTCTGTCCAAAAAGGATACAAGGTGTTGTCATATTGAGGTAACGGATCGGGTGTATAGTCACCACAGTAATTATCATACGATATGTTTCCTGTACCTAGACCAAAATGTAAACAACCATTGGTTGCCATACGTGCTGAATCATAGGCAGTACCATAGAAAGTAAATGGATTGTCTAAGTTAAATGCTGCAGATAATTGGTCATCACCTGAGTTTAAATTCGTAGTTCCTGTCTGATTTGTAAGGTCAATTAAAGACTGATTGCCTTCGTAGATATATGCAGAACTAACAAGTGTGCTAAGACACAGTAGACTACTGGCTATAAAATTCTTTAGCACAAGTACGCCCTGATTTCTTTTTACCCTTTCCATTCCTAGTAGTCTTACAATGGGTAATATAATCTTCTTTTAGTTCTACGTAATCAGGCCTGCTGTGTTTATTTTCTTTCCAAGCTTTAGATGCTTCTTTACCTACTTTCCCTTGATATGGGCATGGAGTCCCAGCCATCTCCATTGCTTGAAAAACTCTTGTGTCTTGGCAAAGTATAGCTACAGATGCTACTTTCATGCCCGTATCGTATAGATATTTAGATAATTTTAACCTTTCACAGTTTTCATCTCTTACGGCTTTACCACCTGATATACCAAAAATTTGCCCTTGAAAAGCACCTGAGACTCCTGTGGTACATAAGTCTTGTGAGTAAGACATAATGCTAGGAGCAATAGCAGAAGCAGGGGGAGCTTTGGTTTTAACGTTTTGATTTATAGTCTGTGTAGAGTTTGATTCATTAATATTTCTATTTGTATTGTCACTAACAGAATTGTTGTTGTTTGTATTTGTGTTATCTGTCGTCACATTTGATTCAGACGTTGACTCATTATAATTATTATTAGTGTTGTTGTTAGTATTGTTATTTGTATTGCTTGACACACTTGATGAAGTACTAGTGTTGTTTGTAGTACTTGTATTAGTCACGTTCTGATTAACCGTAGAATCTACTGTACTTGTAGAAGTATTTACGTTTGTGTTTGTGTTGCTATTAGTATTAGTAGCAGTACTAGTATTCACATTTGTGTTGTTGTTTGTACTAGTATTAGTGTTCGTATTAGTATTCGTATTGGTATTCGTATTCGTATTCGTATTGGTATTAGTATTCGTATTTGTATTCGTATTGGTATTAGTATTCGTATTGGTATTCGTATTGGTGTTTGTGTTCGTAGTCGTAGTCGTATTTGTAGTATCTAGACTATTTTGTTCACAATATTGAGACCCTGCAGTACAGTCTCCTGTCTGATCTGCTAGGGTGTAAGTTGATAGGACTCCTATAATCCCGAGTAGAATCCATCTACTTACGGGATTACTTGTAGACATTACCTATATTTAATGCCTTTTTTCTTTTTCATTGTCATTGACTTAGGCTTTTTAGTCATGCCT